AGTTATTTGGCCACGTATTTAGTGCCACATAACTTATATAACATATATATACCACAGGAAGATGGCCGTTATTACATGCAGAAATGTTTGTTTTTGAAAGGACGATATGCATTGGTTACAGGTCACCTCACAGAATTGTTAGATCAGGATGAAAATGAGGTTGTTCTTGAAGGTATTAGTAATCTTTCATTGACTACATTTATTAGACATGAAAATATATTTCCACACCCAGAATATGATTTATCATTAATTAAATTTCATAGTATGGGTATTCGAAATCATCGGGATATTACAGGTCATCTTTCTAGTTTAAGTGATATATCAAAAAGTGCTAAATTTCCATCTAGTTTAGTACATATAACACCAGATCGAATTGTTCAAAACATACTAGTGAATGGATCACGCCAAGTAGAAACTGTAAATTATAATACTAAATCCAAACGGTACAGTTTCGTTTCTGGAGGCTATACTTATGATATGGTTACGGATAAAGGTATGTGTGGTTCACCACTAGTAATACATGATACACGTTGGCGTGGTAAGTTGATTGGTATACATACTGCTGGCACTAAAATAAAACAAACTGCCAGTAAAGGTTTTGCTATTCCTTTGATAAAGGAAGAATTAAAACAACTATATCCATTTTTATTTGAAGAAGAACGAAATGGAAAGTGTCCGCAAGTTCTACTACCATCATTTGATCCAGAAGGTAGTACGAAGATAGTACCACCAGCAGGTTATGTTTATTATGGAAAATCTTTTTATAATGCAGTACCACAAACGAAGACAGAAATAATACCTTCTGTAATACATGGTGCTGTACCAGTTGAAACGTTTCCAGCTGTATTAACTAATACAGATCCAAGAAATAAGAGCGGGGAGAGTCCATTAATAACAGGATTAAAGAAATATACAAAATCGATGAAAGAGATACGCTCAGAAATTATAGAGCCAGCTTTCGCAGAACTCTGTACGGTGATTCCTAGTATAACAAGTACTGATAAAAATTTAAAATGGTCCTGGGATAGCCTTATAAACGGGAAAGATGGAATTGAGTACATGGATGTAATTAATATGCAAGCATCACCTGGTGTACCATATACCTTCCGTCGTCCACCTGGTAGTTCCGGGAGGAGATTCATGTTTGATCAGAAAGATGATAAGTATTACTTTAATGAAAGTGATGCTGCAAAGTTGTGCGTGGCCAATACCAAAAGTCGTATTCGCGCACTTAAGAAAAATGTTTCTACTCCTGCCGTTTGGGTGCACTGTCTGAAGGATGAAACTCTAAAGAAGGCAAAGATAGAGAATGGTTTAACACGACTGTTTACTATGGCAAATTTAGATCTATTCTTTGTTGTTCGAGCGCTGTTTGGACAATTTGCTGCAGCGTTCTTTTCTTGGAAAGGAGATTTTTCATCAATATCAATAAATCCACATTCATTCGAGTGGCATGATATGGCGAAGAAATTGCTTTCGTATGGTGATAAAATTATAGATGGAGATTTTAAAG